TACAATAATTTGCGGCATTGATAAGGATTTGTTACAAATACCAGGAAAGCATTATCAATGGCCAATAATACGAAAAGGCGTTGTAGTTCGTCCAGAACTGTATCATGACATATCTGAAGAACAAGGATTTAGAAATTTTTTCTCACAAATGTTAACAGGTGATGTTGCTGATAATATTAAAGGAATACATGGTGTTGGTGTTAAGAGAGCAGAATCCCTTCTTAAAGAACAACACACTGAAGATGAAATGAATGCTATTGTTTGGTATGAATATATAACAGCATTTGAAGATGGGGAAGAGCGATTTAATATTAATGCGGATCTACTATGGATATGGCGTCAATTTGGTGAAACTTATACAATAAGAAGGCAAGTGCATGAAATCACCACATCCTAAATGGACTCCTGCTAAATTTAAAGCATGGATTATTGCTTTGCTTCGGCGTGGAACTATGAGATTTCCTCCACGTAATGAAGTGTTACAAGCTGCTAGAACAGAGCGTAAAACCAATAAAGCAACAGGTAAACTAGCATGGCATTCAAAATGTAGTAAATGTAAAAAAGAATTTCCAAGTAGTAAAATAGTAGCAGATCATATAGAACCAGTGGTAGATGTAAAAACAGGATTTATAGATTGGAACACATACATTGATAGAATGTTTTGTTCTAAAGAAGGGTGGCAGGCTATATGTTCCACATGCCACGATAAAAAAAGTGCTAAAGAAAGGAAGCAAAGAAAATGATAGAATTTAAAGAAGGTAAGAAGGGTAAACTCAAAGTAGTTGATGACTTTGGAGAGGTGTTAGGTAAAATTGTATACATAGATTGGTCTGGTGAATACACATTTTTTGCAAAGAAAACTATATTTGATGTTAATGACCTACGCTATATCACTTACAAACTTGAGGCATTAAATGCGCCATCTAATAATTCCTGATTGTCAAGTAAGACCCGGAGATGATTTAAGTTTTCTTAGTTGGATTGGTAAATACATTCTTGACAAGAAGCCAGATGTTGTTATACAACTTGGTGATTTTGCTGATATGCCCTCTCTTAGTAGCTATGATGTTGGGAAGAAAAGCTATGAAGGGCGTACATACAAAGCAGATATAGATGTTGCGTATGACGCAATGTGGGAACTTTTTTCTCCTATAAAGCTTTATAACAAGAGGCAGCAACTAAATAAAAAGAAACAATATCTACCAAGACTTGTCCTCACACTTGGCAATCACGAAGCACGCATTACTAGAGCAATAGAACTAGATAGGAAACTTGAAGGACTAATTTCTATTAGTGATTTAAAATATGAAGAATTTGGTTGGGAAGTATTTCCTTTTTTAGAACCTGTCTTTATTGATGGTATTTGTTATTGCCATTATCTTTGTTCAGGTGCTATGGGAAAACCTATAGCTGCTGCTCATTTAATTCTACAAAAAAAGCATAATAGTTGTGTGGTCGGTCATCAACAAGGAAGAGATGTTGCATATTCTCATAAAGCTGATGGTAGTCAAATTACAGCCATTATTGCTGGTAGTTGTTATTTGCATGATGAAAACTATCTAAATGTGCAGACAAACAACCATTGGCGTGGTATCATTATGCTAAATGAAGTAAATAATGGTGTATTTGATGAATGTTTTGTTTCTTTAAATTATTTAAAACGAAAATATGACAAGACAGAAACTTGTAATTAAACTAGATGATTTAAGACACATTGAACCTCTCACTGAGAAACAACATGAGGTGTTCCAAGGATGGAAGAAACATTTAGTGCATGTTTTACATGGTAGTGCTGGTACAGGTAAAACCTTCATAGCACTGTTTAAAAGTTTATGTGAGGTGTTAGGGGCTGCTAGGAAATATGATAAAATAGTTATACTTCGCAGTGCTGTTCCAGCCAGAGATATTGGAGCATTACCAGGGGATGAACAAGAGAAAACCGCTATATATGAACTCCCTTATACGGAAATGTGTTCTTCCTTGTTCAATAGGCAAGATGCTTATGAAAGACTTAAGGAGCAAGGAAAGATAAAGTTTGCAGCTACTAGCTATATCAGGGGGATTACATTTGATAATAGCATTATTCTTGTAGATGAAATACAGAATTTAAACTATCAAGAGCTTTATTCTGTAATTACCAGGGTAGGAGATAATAGTAAAATAGTATTTTGTGGTGATTTTAAACAGACAGATTTACGTGATAGTGGTTTACATAAGTTCCTTAATATACTAAAATGTGTCACAGGTGTAGCATTTTATGAATTTTCTGTAGACGACATCGTTAGGAGCAACATTGTGAAACAATTTATTATTGCAGAGGAAAAATATGAAAACAAGAACAGTTGAAATAGAAATACCTGAAAATATGGAAGTGGTTGCGATAAGGCCTATCAACTATAACTATAATATGGTTCTGGAGCTTAAGAAAAAAAAGCCGCGTCGATTTGTGTTTGAGGAAGTTATAGGTAAAACAAAAGTTAGTGCAGGTGACTATTGGATGAATACTTCAGGTGAAGTTATTATGGCTTCAGGTGAATACCCAATTGGTTATGGCAATATCCCTTTAAGGGTGATAAAAGAATGATGTGCTATAAAGATATGACTTTCTGTTCACAATACAACTTAAAGTTGTGTATTAATCATGAATGTCCTCGTGCTTTAACAGAGACAGAAAAGATATTAGCTAGAGATTGGTGGGGAGGGGAAGGTTTCCCATATAGTATTGGGGATATGAAATCTGATGTTTGTGGATTTATACCAGGAGAAGAAGAATGAGTTTTAAGAGTGATATTGATATGACTGACCTTGAACATTTATACCAAGAAGCAGCAACTAAAGAAGAACTTTTAGAAGTTAAAATCAATAGAGTGTTGAAATGGAGCAATGATAGGAACATTATTGGTGGAAGCAGCTTACTTGCCCAATATGCTAAATGTCAAAGTGAAATGGGTGAACTTGCTGATGCTATATTGAAAGGAAATAAAGACGAATTTGAAGATGCTATGGGAGATGCTATAGTGGTTCTTATAAATCTTTGTGCTATAGCAAATACGTCTGTTGGTACTTGTTTAGATAAAGCCTGGGAACAGATTAAAGATAGAAAAGGTGTTATGTTTCAAGGAGCTTTTATAAAGGAAAGTGATGAAAACTATGAACGGATCAAGAACATTGTCTCAACGCAGAAGGCTAATCTGGAGGTGGCTAAATGATTCAAACTCCAACAAAGAGCTATCTCACCCTATACAAAGAACCCATAGAGTTTCGGGATACACAACTAAAAGTATTTTGGACAGCAGACGAAATAAATCTTGAGAAAGATGTACATGATATACTAACAAATTGTACAGAAGCAGAAAAGCATGGTATATTTACAACATTGAAGCTTTTTACTCACTATGAAATGTCAGCAGGTGAGGAATATTGGACTGGTAGATTTATGAAGATGTTTCCTAGACATGAATTTACCTCAATGGCTTCAGTATTTGGCATGTTTGAACTAGCTGTTCATGCCCCTTTTTATAACAAAATTAACGTATTATTAAACGCACATGATGACAGTTTCTATACAAATTATGTATCCAACCCTGTGTTACGGGAACGGATGGAATTTATTAACAACATTATATCTTCCGATGACGACTTGCTTAGTATAGCTGGTTTCTCTTTAGTGGAAGGTGTAATACTTTATTCTAATTTTGCTTTTTTAAAGCACTTCCAAAGCCTAGGAAAGAACAAGCTGCTTAATGTAGTTAGAGGTATTAATTTCTCTGTTAGAGATGAAAACATACATGCTATGGCAGGAGCTTGGTGTTTTAACGCATTAAAAGAAGAGCTACAACTTTCACCTTGGCAAAAAGAAAAACTAGAGAAAAAACTAATTCATCTTGTCTCTAGGTTGTATGACCATGAATGTGCTATCATAGACATGATTTTTGAGAAAGGGGATATTGAAGGAATTAATGCTACTCAACTTAAGCTCTTTGTTGTTAGTAGAATAAACGTATGTTTAGAACATTTAGGTATGCCCCCCTGGATAGAATTTTCAGAAGAAAACCCAATAGCAGATTGGTTCTACAAAGGAATTAATAACTACCACATGAATGACTTCTTCAGTGGTGCTGGCAGAGAGTATGTTAGAGATTGGAAAGAACAGGAGTTTGTATGGTAAAACCCATATTATATACAATTTTTAGCTTTATACTTTTAGTAATTTTATATAACATTTTTACAAGTATTAAATATTTACTATGAACAAATATTCTGAAGAAAGAAAGAGATTACAAGAGCAGGGAGAAATTCCTGCTTTTTTTACCACTCAAGGATACCAACTCTTTATGGAGAAATATCTTTGGGCAGACAGTGTTAAAAAGCAGTATGAGACAATTGCTAAAACAGCAGCTCAATATGTAGAAAAGGAGTTTCCTGATGCGTATACAGAATTTTTTAATCTACTTTGGAATGGTTGGCTTAGCCCCTCTACTCCTATTCTGGCTAATATGGGCACTACTCGTGGGCTTCCTGTTTCTTGTAGTGGTGGGTATATTGCGGATAGTATTGATGGTTTTTATACTGCTCGCAGAGAAACGGCAATATTGACAAAGTATGGGTTTGGTACGAGTGGATTTTTAGGAGATATTCGTGGACGAGGTAGTAAAATTTCTGTTGGTGGTCGTGCTAGTGGTGTGCTTCCTGTGTTTAAAGGTTTTGTACGGGATATGCAAGAAGTATCACAAGGAGCAACTAGAAGGGGAGCTTGGGCAGGGTATCTATCTATTGAACATAGCGATTTTGACGAGCTTTGTGATTTTCTTCATCATTATCCAGATGACCTCAATGTCGGGTGGAATGTATCAGATGCCTTCATCTCCAAGCTTGAAAATGGTGATGCTGAAGCATTAAGACGTTATAAAAAAGCATTAAAAACAAAAATGGTGACAGGCAAAGGGTATTTCTTCTTTGTTGATAAAGTGAACAGACAACGGCCTTTAAGCTATGAGGCTTATGGTTTAGATGTTAAAGCCTCCAATCTTTGTACTGAAATAACATTACATTCTAGTGAAGAATATACATATACATGTGTTCTTTCTTCTATGAATGTTGCTAAGTATGACGAATGGAAAGACACTGATGCTGTTCGTTGGGCTACTATATTTCTTGATTGTGTAGCAGAAGATTTTATACAGAAAGCTAAGAATATTCCAGGTCTTGAAAAAGCTGTAGCATTTACAGAGAAAGGTAGGGCATTAGGATTGGGGCAATGTGGCCTTCACACCTACTTACAAAGTAAAGGGATACCATTTGATAGTTTAGCAGCCCAATGGGAAAGTAATAACATTGCAGATACTATATTTAATTGGGCAAATGAAACTTCCTATGAAATGGGAGAGAAACTTGGACGTACAGAGTGGGGTTGGGATGGTAGAAACACTCATCTTATTGCTATTGCTCCCACCAAGTCTACATCATTAATCATGGGTGGTATTAGTGAAGGGATAAATCCAGATCCAGCTATGGTGTTTACACAGAACACAGCAGGAGGTGAAGTGGAGAGAATAACCCCTATATTCCTTCAATTGATGAAAGACAAGGGGGTTTATGATAGCAAGCATATTAGAGAGATTGAAGATGCATTTGGTAGTGTACAACATGTAGATTGGCTCACACCAGAAGAGAAAGCTGTATTTAAAACAGCATTTGAAATGGATATGAATGCTATAATTAGAATGGCAGCAAGTAGACAAAACTATGTAGATCAGGCACAGAGTATTAATTTATTTTTCTCTGGAGATGCTGATGAGAAATACATCTCTGACGTACATAAGAATGCCTTTAAAAATGAAAACATTTTAAGCTTGTACTATTGCTATTCTAAGTCGAACGTTTCAGGTAGCAAGGGGGAGTGCAGCTCATGCCAATAGTTATAGAAGAGAAGAAATTTTATGATGCTTTTTCAGATTGGATAGCTAAACTAAATGCTTTAGAGAGGCTACCTCCAGGGATGATCAATCCCATTGAGCATGCTTATTATAAAGGTGTAGTTGATACACATACATGGATAAACTTAAACAAGGAACAAGATGATAAACCCGCAAGTAATTGAAATACCATAAATTATGGTGAAAAATATGAATTTGTTAATATCATTCAGTGGTGGCAGAACTTCTGCTTATATGACATACTGGTTATTAAAACATAAACGTAATGACTTTGATGAAATTAAAGTAGTATTTGCTAACACCGGTCAAGAGCATGAAGAAACACTAAAATTTGTAGATCGTTGTGATACTGAAT